AAGAAGGCAAAGGCAAGTCGTTTAAAAAAAGTGTGGAAAAAGTTGAGGATAAAACGTGGAGATTGCAGTTTTCCCGCGTGCGAAACGAGAATTGCTTCCCAGACCCGACCGGCAACGGTTTATATTTCATCGAAGAGATGTATATGGACATGCATGAGGTTATGGCATTGAGTAAAGGTGATGATGCCATCTATGATATGAGTGAGGTGGAGAAATTATCCACCACGTATCAAATGGAAGGGCAAGATGCCCAGGAAAAGGCTCGAGAAACAGGCCAAACCATCGCTGGATACACAAATGACCACAGACCACAGGTTAAGATTCGAGAATATTGGGGAAACATAGTCAGTAACGATGGGACTTTGTTGTATGAAAACGTAGTAACTACCATTGCTAATGATCGGTTTGTGATTAGAAAACCTACTCCAAATCCTCTATGGCACCAAATGAATCCATATAACTTCACACCATTATTGGATGTGGATGGGGCTATGTGGCCGATTGCTTTGATGGATGCCGGATCCCAACACCAGCACACAATGACTGAGTTATTAAATCTAATTCTAGATGCAGCATTCAAACATGTTCACTCACCATCCCAAATACGGGTGCAGGATTTAATGAATCCCGAACAAGTAAGCAATGGTATTCCACCCGGGATTGCATTGAAGGTAAAAAGTAGCTTACCTCCTGGTGCCAAGGTGATGGAACAACTAGATGTAACTGATGTCCCTAATGATGCATTGAATGTACTGAATATAGTTCAACAAGAGTTTAATTCCTCAGCTCTAACCACAGATCTACGGTCCGGGGTTTTACCATCACGCAGTGTTAAAGCCACTGAAGTGGTGGAGCAATCTCAAACAATCACAAGTGTGTTTCAAGGGATAACCAAAAACATCGAACAGTCCCATATTGTTAGAGAAGTGGAAATGGCGTGGATGGAAGTGGCGCAGAACCTAGATATGATTTCAAAGGATGAATTGATTTCTTTATTTGGGATTGATCGCGGGACAGCCTTGAGTCAGCTAGATCCACAAGATGTATTTGTACAAACAGTAAATGGTTATAAGTTTAAAGTTTCTGGAATTTCCCAAACTCTAGCTAAAGCACAGGATTTCCGAAAACTAACAACATTATTACAAACCATCAGTGCTAGTGAGTTGTTGATTGAATCTTTCTTAGGAACTTATGATATGTCCAAGTTACTGGGTGAAATTATGTCATCACTAGATATAGATAAACATAAAATAGAAATTGAACAACAAGCGGGTGTGTTGAGGGGTCAAGGTGGCGAAGAACAGCCTGCAGGTATCGCCCCAACACAAGATCAAGCCTCAACACCTAGTGCTGCTACACCGGGTAGTCCGTTTGCAGAAATTTTCGGTGGTAATCTTCCTGCAGCGGGGGGGCCTCAATGACCGATCAAGAACTAAACGACATGAGAATGTTATCTTTATCAGCCCATGTGTTGGTGCCCTTGATAACCAGTCTGCACGAACAGGCCTATGACAAATTATTATCATCGTTTAGAAACGGCAGCACTGAGTGCAATCAATTAATAGCCACATGTAATGCTTATAAAACTTTATTAGAAGAAATTGAGATTAAATTAAACAACTATGAAAACATGGAGAAGGAGTAAACATGGAGACGCAGAATTTATCAGTAGAAGAGTCAGAGACGCTGCAACAGCTTGGGGCTAATAAGGGTGAACTACCTGTTGGGGATGCAAATCAACCTGCAGTTGAACCAGTGGAAGAAGCTGTAGAAACTTCCCCGGTATTGGATGAAGCTACCGTGGTTGAGGTTGATGGACAGAAATTTGCCAACGAATCCGTAGCTCTTAAATATCTACAAGGTAAATATGGGGAAACAAAAACTGAAGCAATGATTACAGAAGCGCGTTTGCAGGGAATGCAAGAAGCTTATTCACACATTCCGCAATCGCAACAAGCCCAAGCTCCGGTGGAACCTGAAGATGATTTCGATCAAGATAAATACTACGAAGATCCAGTTGGTTACACAAAAGCTCGCGAAGCAAAATTAGAAGCAAAGCTTCTAGCTAGATTAAATGCCCAACAAACTCAATCGCAACAAGAAGCCCAGGTCTGGGGACGTTTCGCAAATCAATACCCAGACCTTGCGGATTTCAAACCTGATGTGGATGCAATTGCCCAGGAACATGGTGAAACCGTTCGTATGTTAGCGAAACGAGACGAGAAAAAAGCCATGGATTACGTTGCCATGAAGGTGCGAGAAAAATTTCAACGATATGTCGAAGCTTTAAAACCCACTAAGGTATTAACTAATGCTAAGGGCGGGCCTAGTTTTGGTGGTAACCAGCCGGTAACATCTCAACAAAATCAGCCGGTTGCCGATAATAATCTTGATTTCACTGCGCAACTGCGTAGCATTAGAAAAAGGTAACACAATTAAACTAGCGGCTTGCACGGAGCATTTCGCATTAACTAAGGAAGGTTTATATGGCAGCTCATAGTTGGGTAGCAGACGCACCAAGTGGCGTATATAAAAACCATAAACTCAGTTCTCAGCTTAGAATGGCCGCTATACAGCAAGCGAAGTTCATGGCATTTGTTAAGCCAGAGCCGGGTTATGGAAGAAAAATGGGTGAATCAATCACTATCACACGCGTATCAAATGTGACAGTGCCTACGGATGATTCACTGAACGAAAATATACGCATACCTGAGGATACATTCTCACTAAGCACTCAAGCTATTACTGTAGTTGAGCGTGGACGGGCAATTCCTTACACTTCACTTGCAGTGGATCTAAGTCACATTGATTTGGAAAATGCTATTCAGATGAAGTTAAGAGATCAATTATCTTTGTCTATGGACATTGCAGCTTCTACAGCTTTTAAAGCTGGGATGGTAAAGGCAATTCCTACTGGTGTCGCAGCCACAACTTTCGATGTTGATGGAACACCTTCTTCTGCCGCTGTATCAAACTTAAATATGTATCACGTTGAACAAATTCGAGATTACATGTTTGGTACTCTTAACATTGCCCCATTTTCTGGTGATGATTATGTAGCTATCATTTCTTATAAAGCTAAACGTGGATTAATGAATGATCCAAAATGGCAAGACTGGAAAAAATACACTGATCCCGCTGCTAAATACAATGGTGAAGTCGGTCGTATAGAAAATATCCGCTTTGTTGAATCTAACCATACTTCTGCATTATCAGCTACTAAAGGTACTGGTTCTGTGTTGGGTGAAGGGGTTTTCTTCGGAGCTGACCCAGTTTGTATGGCTGTGGTTCAAGATCCTGAACTTCGCGCAAAAGAAAGCGAAGATTATGGTCGTTCTAAGGGTGTTGCTTGGTACGGAATTTATGGTTTCGCACAAGTGTGGGTTGAATCTGCTAACGCAGGTGAGGCAAGAGTTGTCCACCTTACAAGTTCTTGATAAGGAGAATTAAAGATGTCATATGCACAATCTGGAAGTATAATGAATTATTTCATTCCAAATTTACCACTGGCCACTACAACTACTGCGCCAGTTTTATTAGAAGTGGATATCGGCGCATCGAGTGCTGATCATGGAGAAATGATCTGTGTAAAAGCGTGTACTGTAAATCTACTAGGGTTCATCATGGTGGGTGAATTAGCTGGGGGAACTTCTGTAGCTCCTACAGTATTATTCAAACACCGTCCGACTCCATTATCAGCCACAGGCGAAGCAACTATCACTACTCTAACTATTCCCGACACTACTGCTGTTGGAAAAGCTATTGTAGATAGTGATCTTGCTTATGAATTTGCTGTAGGTGATTCCATGGAAATTTCCCATGTAATCGGAACTGGAACGCCCACTGGAAAAGGTTTCTGGTTCGGTGAAGCTAGTGATAGCCCTGAAGTAATCGGTAATAACACCGATGTATCTGAAACTGCATAAGGAGATTAACTGATGGCTGATTTAGTCGCTGCTGATCTTACTTACACACTCCTCGGTGAAGAAATGACCGAGGGGTCTAAGGTGAGACGGAGATTTGCAATTACCACTGCTGCGGGTGAATATCCCACGGGTGGTTTACCATTAACTAACGCCAAAATGGGCTATACTGCTGTGCTGGATTCGTTAATTGTTCTAGAAGATGATGTGTCAGATGCACTGTTATCTTATAAATGGGACAAGAGCGCAGGTACTATTGTGGTTTTTGAGGATGATGGGTCAACGGGTGTCCCGGCACAACATGCCAATGCCACTTTTGAAGATCCAGATCAACTCATCATTGAAGTTGTTGGTTATTAATTTAAACCTAATGGTTCGGTAGTTAGGAAGTAACGTGAATACAGAAACACAATTGGGGGATTTCGATCCCCTTAAGGTACATACAATAGACCCAAAGACTAAGCAGGTGTTACGAGTTAATCCGTTTCGCGTGATTATATCTAAAGGTCAAAGATTTTATGAATGGCCAAAAGGTTCTGGGAATCTTTGGTTTGAAAATCGCGAACCTGCTGGGCGTTTAACTGAAAAGGGTGAACCCGTCACTGGTGCTAAGCACGAAGTGTGGAATCCACCAATGACAATGGACGCTAGTGTAGGAATGTCTAATAAAGTTCTTGAGCAAGAGAATAAAAAGCTCATGGCTGAGTTAGCTGCGATTAAGCAAGAAAAAGAAATGGATGCGGTTATTGCGAAGGCCAAGCCTGCTGCAAAATCCAAAGCTAATGTAAAAGAAACTTAATACTAGGAGGGGTTTATGGCTAATTCTCGTAGCACCGCTGATTACCTGGACTCCATCTTACTACTAGCTGGTGAAACCACTAATGGTAATTCCAAATTTGAAACTCGCGCAGTCCACTATTTAAATCAAATCCACAACGCCATTATTGGTGGTGGGAATGAGTTTAATATAGATGTGGATGAGATGTGGAGTTGGGCTTTGAGCAACAAGCCCATGTTTTTAGAACTACAACCTAAATATAACACAGGTACTATGGCACTGACTGATGGGAGTACAGCGGGAACATTTT